GCAGTGAAGACTGGAAGCACATATTCACTGCATCACTCAAAGGTCAGCGATCGGCGCCTGGCATTGAGGGCGGGTTCGTTGTGCTTGGGCAATCAACTAGTCGAATGACTGTGGGTGAAATGCGTGACCTGATAGAGCTGATACAGGCATTTGGTGCAGAGCATAACGTTAAGTTCGGTGATGATGCCATAGCCGCGATGCGCTGGGCTCAACAACACAACAGGAGTTCAGCAGCATGAAGCGACAGCGAAGTCCGACACAAATAGCGATAGACAACTTAATCTTCAACAAATCCACTCCACGCAGTAAACCACAACCCATATCAACAGTAACTTTCAACTACAGCGCCCACCTGCATGATGTGCGGTGGCTGAGAGTGCGAGCGAGGAATAGACATGACTGAAACCCGCGAAGGGATATACCTGCGCATAAACGGTGCTGACTATAGAAAGGTTTACGTAGTAGGCGATTTACACGGCTGCCACGGCATGCTGATGGAACACCTCGAAGCGATTAAGTTCGACTTTAACGCAGATCTGCTGATTTCAGTTGGTGACCTAATCGACCGTGGTGGTCAGAACGTCGAATGCCTCGACCTGATTACTCAGCCATGGTTTAGAGCTGTACGCGGTAACCATGAGCAGATGGCTATTCAGGCATTAAATGGCACCGGCAATGTAAATCACTGGCTAGCTAATGGCGGAGGATGGTTCTTCTATCTCGATTACGACCAAGAGGTTCTCGCCAAGGCATTAATCGCACACGCAGAAAGTTTACCGCTAATTATCGAAGTCAATTTCCCCTGCAAACGTTACGTGATCGCCCACGCTGACTACCCATCAAACGAATACGTATTTGGTAAGAGTGTCGATGAGAATGATGTGGTTTGGAATCGAGAACGGGTGAGTAACGCGATGGACGGGATCGGCTGCAGCATTACCGGTGCAGACGAATTTATTTTTGGCCACACGCCAGCTCGTAGCCCCATGAATTTTTTCAATCAGCGCTATATCGATACTGGCGCAGTGTTTGGTCACGGACTCACTGTTATTCAGATAGGAGATGATAGTGCTCAAGGCTAAAAGTCATGCGAATGTAATGAATGAATTGAGGTGCGAGCTTATGTCAGCCCTAGATTACAACGCAGAAACCGGAGTATTTACATGGAAAAAAGTTAGAAAGAATCAAGTTAATCAAGGTGATATAGCAGGAACTCCTAATTCAGATGGATACATAAATATTGGATTTAGTGGGAAGGTTATTAGGGCTCACCGTTTGGCTTGGATGTTCGTTAATGGCTCGTGGCCAATAAATAGTATCGACCACAAGAATGGGAAAACATCAGATAACAGGATTGTTAACCTGAGGGAGTGTTTGCATAAAGAAAATATGCTGAATAGGGGAAAGCATAAAAACAATTCCAGCGGATTTAAGGGGGTTTCTCTTAGAGGTAGCGGAACGAAGTGGCGTGCATGTATCCGTCTGAATGGCAAGCAAGTAAGTCTAGGTAACTATCAAAAACTATCCCAAGCATCAGCAGCCTACAACTTAGCTGAGTATCTTTATTTTGGTAGGTTTGCTAGGGAGGTATCGATTGATAAAGATAGTAAAGAATAAGAAATGCCCGATATGTGACAAAGAATTCATCCCTCGCAACACCATTCAAAAAACCTGCTTCTCACCATCGTGCTCTCTCGAATTTGTCCGGCGTCAAAATAAGCTCAAAGACGAACGCGAACAGCGCAAGCAAGCCAAGTTATCGCGCGCCGAAATACGTAAGCGCAAAGAGAAGCTAAAAACGGCATCAGACTGGAATAAAGAAGCCCAATCAGCAGTTAATCGGTTCATCTTCTGGCGAGATTATGGGAAGCCATGCATAGCCTGTGGAAAGCCACTTAACTATGGGGTACGAGGCGGGGCAGTAGACGCGAGTCACTATCGGTCAAGAGGTTCGGCAAGGCATTTAAGATTTAATGTTTTCAACATCCACGCAGGATGCGTGAGATGCAACAGGGAGCTATCAGGAAACATCATTCCCTACCGCATTAACCTCATCGAGAAAATCGGCATAGAGCGCGTAGAGCGGCTAGAGCACGACAATTCAGTAAGACGCTTCGATATCGAGTACCTGAAACGGGTGAAGGCCATCTTCACGCGGCGGGCTCGTCATTACGAAAAACTGCGAAAGAGATACTTGGAGGCAGCGTGATCAAACCAGAACACAACAAGCTGGCAGCTCGCATCATAACCACTGCGTTCATGATGCCTAGTTTACGATTCCTACATCGAACGTTTAAAGCTCGTTATTGCTACGCATTGATACAGGGCGATCGGTATTTAGCTTTGGTAGATAAGGGGAAGATATGAAAGCCGACATCCGAACCATACCCGAAATGTTAGTTGATACGTACGGCAATCAGAGCGAGCTAGCACGACGCCTGCACATCAATAGAGAAACCATATCCAAATACATTCACGACAAAGATGCCAAGCGCCACGCAATAGTAAACGGTGTATTCATGACAGCTCGCGGTGATAGTGGGAAGAACAGGTGGGGTAAGCGATGAATATAAGGCAGTTAGAACTCACCAAAGAGCAGCATGATTGGATTAATGGCTGGCTGGAACTGTGGGGCGCATGGGTTTACTCAGGTCGATTAGAGAAACGCATGAGCAGCGTTATAGCTCAATACATGGCAACAGTAGAGCCAAGCGGAACACCGACGCGCCCAATGTGCAATGATGATGACGGAAAATTGATTTCTCAGGTCGTAGATTCCGTCATGTACATCGATAAAAGGGCTTTCGGTATCCTGCTTAGTTACTACTCACACGGTTCATCTCGCTACTCAATTGCAGTCTACATGCACAAGAGTGCAATTCCTCGCAAAACCCCAACTCGTGGTGGAAATCGGATGCGCCGACCATCGCTATCAACTTGTCGCAGAGAGGTGAATGACGTTCTCGACGCATCACTGTTTATGCTCTATCAACCGCTACAAGATGCGTTTAAAAATCGCAAACGTGTAGCTAAAGTTCGAAAAATATCATAATCGTGTTGACATCATTGAACAAATGAGCAATCATTAAAGGGTAAGGTGTCGATAGTGTGTCTTAAGCATGCTTCGGCACTTTTCCTATTCAGCACATCACTCAGCGAAGAAGGGTAAACCGGAGCGTTTGGTGTGCTGCACAACTGCATGAGTATTAGTCGGAACGGCAATCAGCCGCCATGAGTATGCTAGAAGCTGAAAACTCGCGACCGATTGTGACAATGCCTGTCAGTGCTCATGACAGTTGTGGATATACCGAAACACAGGTGCAAGATATGGTGTGATGCCGAAAGGCTGGGACAGACCTGCATCCACAGCAACACATTTTCAAGCCTCGCCATTGTGCGGGGCTTTTTCATTCTGGTGAGGAAGCACATAAGGCATGTGCGGTCGGCTGTTAACCGAATGGTATAGGGTTCGAATCCCTAACTCACCGCCAATTCTAATTTAGCGTCATCCAAAACCAACCAACCGCACTCACACATTCCTTGTCTGGCATGGATACGGGTGACGCTATTCCCTACACACAATAAAAGCGCCGTTCCCTACGGGGAGGTGGATATGCGTATGCCAAACAAAGATCCGAGCTCATACGGTTTAGTCGTATGGGTTCTTATTGCTGCTATGTCCATTTATGGCGGCTTCGTTAAATACATCATCGATACAAAAACAAATAAGACGGCGTGGAGCTGGGTAGCTGCATTTGCTCAAGTTGCCGTATCTGGCTTTGCTGGATTGATTGGTGGACTGATCAGCATTGAGTCTGGGCTAAGTATTTATTACGTCCTAGTCGTCGCTGGAATGTCAGGGACGATGGGTAGTGTAGCGCTGTCATTCTTTTGGGAACGTATTACGGGGATGAGAAATGCAAGCAATTAATCCTCAGCGTAAAGCTTTTCTCGATATGCTGGCATGGTCAGAGGGAACGGATAAACCCGGTCAACCTACAAAGGATCATGGCTACGACGTGATTGTAGGCGGGGCGCTATTCTCTGATTATTCAGATCATCCTCGAAAGCTGGTAACGCTGAATCCGAAGCTGAAATCTACGGCAGCTGGCCGGTATCAACTACTGTCTCGTTGGTGGGATGCCTATCGCAAGCAGCTTGGTCTGAAAGATTTCTCTCCTGCCAGTCAGGATGCGGTCGCATTGCAGCAGATTAAAGAACGTCGAGCACTGGAGTTAATCGACGCCGGTGACATCCGTCAGGCCATCGATCGCTGCAGCAATATCTGGGCATCACTACCTGGGGCTGGTTACGGTCAGTTTGAGCACAAAGCGGATAACCTTATCGCAAAATTCAAAGAGGCAGGCGGTACGGTAAACGAGCCAAAATCATGAGCAAGTTAACCACTGTATTGCTGACCCTGCTGGTATTGCTTGCTGTAGGGATTGGTGTCCTCTGGCACAACAACGGAAAGTTGAACCAGACAGTTAGCGATATGGACGCCAGCCAGAAGAGCGCAGAGACCATCACTAAAAACGTCCTGACAACTGTCACTCTATTCAACCAAATCTCCGAGGCTAACCAGAATGCAAAATCTCAGGACGCATTGGAGTCACAGAGAGCCGAGAATGACATCAAAGCTGCTGTTGCGAATGATGATTGCGCTAGTCGGCTTATTCCTCCTGATGCAGTTAAGCGGCTGCGGGAGTACGCGGACGGTATACGTTCAAGCTCCGGTGATCCCGCTACCTTCTAATCTGACTGCTGAAACGCCGAAACCCAAAGTACCGAACTCAATGCCATGGTCAGATAGCCTTCTGCTAAATGCCCGGCTTTATTCAGCATTAGAGCAGTGCAATATAGACAAAGCAGATATTAGGAAGGCAGAGGAAGGGCGAATGCTGATTAGTTTAGAGGGAACTTGTACTGCACAAGGTGGTACGCGATTTTGCACAAAATCAGAATGACCGGTGCATAGGCTAAGGCTAATCTGTAAGTAATAAGCATGTTTATCTCCTCATCAAGTTAAAGCGTCACATATCTGAGTAATTCGTTATATGTGTACTAGGGTGCACATTCAGCTCCCTATAGTGTGGGTTTGTAACTTGATGACTGGCCTCAGCAATCGCTGGGGCTTTTTACATCTGCATTTCACCGCGCTTTCTCCGCGCAATAAAAAAACCAAGAGCCTTTCGGGGTAGAGCTTGAGATAGGGCAGTGGTTATCGCTGACCGCTCTTGGGCTGCCTACATCTGGAGAACAGGCTCTATCACCAAAAGGTAATAGCGATATGAACAATTTACAGGTCATCCCTGATTTTGATTTTCGTCAGCTAGTGTCGGCGGCTGAAGGTGAGCCGGTGACCGATACATTCCAGATCGCCAAGGCATTTGGGAAAAGACATCAACACGTTATTCGCGCACTGGAAAACCTTCACTGCTCGACTGATTTCACGAAGGCCCACTTTTGGGTTGTCGAGAAAATCAATGAGTTAGGGATATTTGATAAGAAGCAAAAGTATTACCGAATGGACTTCAGTGGCTTCGTTATGTTGGTCATGGGCTTTAATGGCGCAAAGGCTGACGCAGTTAAAGAGGCATACATCAATGCCTTCAACTGGATGACTAGCGAGCTAAGAAAATACAGCGAAAGCTATGAGGCAGAACGCAACGCCGTAATGCTCGAATATATGAAAGAGAAAGATGTAGCCAGCATGTCAGGTCGATTACTTAACCGATGGGGGCGAGTCAAGAAGCCATCATTGCTTGCTCAAATTGAGCGCATTGAGCAGCGAGGGCAAATTACTATCCCTGGGTTGCCATTTAATACAAATTTGCCTCCTCGAAATTGAGTTGGTTGATTTTAAAGAAAAATTGAGAGCCACTTTCACAACGGCTCTCAATCATTACAGACATAAACCAGAAGAAGGAACAGAAGAATGTTAACGATTAAATTTGTCTACAAAGAGGCAGAAGAGCGAATTCACGAAGCGACAGAAGTCCGGTTATCGAAGAGCGGCAACCTGCACGTCACGCGCCCAGACAAGACAACTGATGTAGTTGAGCTGAGTCCCGGCACTACTGTCTACGTGGCTAATGATGCAGGAAAGACGGTATCTCGATACTTTGGGCTAAACAAAGAAGAACCGGAAACCGGCATTCAATTGCAATGTGCGTAATTTATAAAACTCTGCCAAGCGTCACCATAATGGCGCTTCACAGAATTTTATATAGGTTTGCAATCATATCGGTCTCACCACTACCGAGTGGGAGACTTTACTAACCAGTGGAACATTCTAAAAATGGCATCGAAAAAGCTCACGGTAGAGCAGCAGCACCTTTTCGATGTGCTGACTCCGCTACAGAAGAAGTTCGTTACAGAGTTGCTGAAAGGCAAGAATCAAACTGATGCTTATAAGAAAGCCGGGGGAAAAGCAAAGGGCGACAACCTGCGCAAGGCCGCGCATGTTATTGCGACAAATTGCGACGTGGAGACTTTCCTCAAGGCAGTTCAGCATGAAGCTCTGAATGAGGCCATCATGACCTATGAAGAGGCAATGGAGCGGCTAACCATCATGGGGCGCACCTCAATTGCAGATCTGGCCACATTCGGTACTCATGTGGTGGGGCAGGATGACGACGGGAAAGATATTTCACAAACCGTTTGGGCATTTAAAAACTCAGCCGATTTAAAACCAGAGCATTTAGCCGCAATTGCTGAACTGACAGCCGGTAAAGACGGGTTAAAGATTAAGCTTCACGATCCTAAAGCTGCAATTAAACAACTAGCAGAAATGCGCGGTTGGGAAGCACCGAAAAAGACGGAAGTTTCCGCTACGGTTGCTACTACGCCAGCCAATATGTCAGCGGAAGAAGCAGCGGCTTTTTATAGCGAAATGATGGGGTAAAAATGCAGAAAATAAGCGGTTAAGGTAATTTTAACGCTATGCAAAAACCACCCCATTTTATGCACTGTTTATGCAGTCCGAACTCCGCACTTTCTTACTGAATACCTAGATAAATAATGTCCTTGTGCGTATTGGCGTGCGAGTGCTCTTTGCGTGGGGCGCTTAAGGGTCATTATGTTAAATAACCCAGTTTTTCGTTAATTTTCCAGAGTAGCGACAATGCCTATTCCGTTCCCGTTCGACTTCAAAAATCCTGACTATGCGCAGGTGTTCGAGTGGCGCATGGAGAGGTTACAGCGGATTAGACAAAATCCCGAGAGCTTGCCAGCGCTCAGAGCCTTCTATAAAGACAATCCCGCTCAGTTCATCATCGACTGGGGCATGACGACGGACCCGCGAAATATCGACTACGGTCTGCCGGTGACCATCCCATTTCTGTTGTTCCCTAAGCAGGAGGAATGGATCCACTGGATTATGGAGCGACGAGAACGGTTAGAGAACGGCATAACCGAAAAGAGCCGTGAAATGGGGCTCAGTTGGACGGCGATCGGCATGGCTTGCTCGCTTTGTTTGTTCAATAAAGAAATGGTGATCGGCTTTGGTTCTCGTAAAGAGGAATACGTTGATAGCACTGGTGACCCCAAGGCGCTGTTCTGGAAAGCTCGCCGATTCGTAGAGACTCTGCCTGTTGAGTTCAGGGGCTCATGGAATGAAAAAAAACACGCACCTTATATGCGTGTTGAGTTCCCTGATACTGGCGCAGTTATCAAAGGTGAGGCAGGCGATAACATTGGGCGTGGTGACCGAACAACGCTTTATCTTGTGGATGAGGCTGCCTTTCTTCAGCGCCCTTTGCTGATTGATGCTGCGTTGTCTCAGACTACGCGCTGCCGTATCGATCTCAGTTCGGTCAATGGCATGGCCAATCCATTTGCACAGAAGCGCCACGGCGGAAAAATACCGGTATTCACGTTTCATTGGCGGAGTGATCCGCGCAAAGACGATGCGTGGTATCAAAAAGAGTGCGAAAAAATTGATAACCCAGTGGTGGTGGCTCAGGAATTAGATCTGAACTACAGCGCCTCTGCGGAAGGTGTGCTTATCCCATCTGATTGGGTGCAGGCTGCCGTTGATGCGCATATCAAGCTGGGCATTAAGCCAACCGGCAAACGACTTGGCGCGATGGACGTCGCCGACGAGGGCAGGGACAAAAACGCTTTTTCTACCCGTCATGGCTTCCTGTTGGAAGACGTGCGGGAGTGGTCCGGCGTGGGCAGCGACATTTACCAGTCCGTTGAGAAGGTCTTCGGTTACTGCGAACAGGACAACCTCGAAGAGTTTCGCTTCGACGAGGACGGTCTGGGTGCTGGTGTTCGCGGGGATGCGCGGGCCATCAACGAGCTGCGAAAAGCTGCCCGACGACCGTCAATACTCGCCACCCCATTTCGTGGAAGCGGCGCAGTGTTCGATCCCGATGATGAAGCCGTGCGCGGTGACAACGGGCAGGCCGCTCGTCTGAACAAGGACTTCTTCGCCAACGCCAAAGCACAGAGCTGGTGGCGGTTACGCAAGCTTTTCCAGAACACCTACCGCGCCGTGGTTGAGGGCATGGCCTACAACCCGGACGAAATCATCTCCATCAGCAGCAGCATGGGGAGCAAAGACAAACTCATCATCGAACTTTCGCAACCGACCTACTCCATCAATGGTGTGGGGAAAATCGTTGTGGATAAACAGCCCGACGGCACCAAATCGCCAAACCTTGCTGACTCAGTGATGATCAGTTACGCACCAATGAATTCAGCCCTGAATATCTGGGAGCTGCTAGGGAGACAGGCCTAATGGCACGAAATAAACAAACCTCGCGGCGAACCGCTCAGGCAACTGCGGATGGTTACGAAAACTTTGTCGCCCGCGTAGGTATGCAGACGTCAAACCAGCATTCAGCTTCAACTTACCGGGCAAATTTCACCAGTCGCAATCGGCTCCTCATCGAATGGTCCTACCGTTCGTCATGGGTTATTGGCGAGGCGGTTGATGCTATCCCTGACGATATGACTCGCAAGGGAATACGCATTACATCAGAGATTGATGCTAAAGCGCGTGGCGTTGTCGAGTCTACGTTTGATGACTTGCAGTTGTGGGACAAGCTCAATGATGCACTGAAATGGTCGCGCTTATACGGTGGCGCGGTGGGGTTCATCATGATCGAAGGGCAAGCGCCATTCACGCCTTTGCGATTAGAAACTATCGGAGAAGGTAAGTTTAAAGGCATCCTACCTCTTGACCGCTGGATGATTAACCCTGTGTTGACTCGTCGCATTAAAGAGATGGGGCCAGAGCTCGGTAAGCCAGAATTCTACGATGTAGTGACAACAGCAACCGGTATTCCTGCATGGCGCATACATCACAGTCGCCTTATTCGATTTGACGGAGTGACACTGCCTTATCAGCAGGCTATGACGGAAAATGAATGGGGGATGTCTGTTGTAGAGCGTATCTGGGATCGATTGACAGCGTTCGATAGTGCGAGTGTTGGTGCTGCCCAACTGGTCTATAAGGCTCACCTGCGTACTTACAAGGTGAAGAAGCTCCGTGATCTTATTGCTTTTGGTGGGCCCGCGTTTGATGCATTACTGAAAAACATCGACCTGATCCGCCAGTTCCAGAGCAATGAAGGCATGACGCTAATGGATGCCGAAGATACTTTCGAGACCCATCAATACAGCTTCAGTGGCTTGGACGACGTTATCTCGCAGTTTGCTGAGCAGATTAGTGGTGCAGTGGGCATCCCGTTGGTGAGGTTATTTGGGCAATCCCCCAAGGGCTTTTCTACTGGCGACGCCGACCTTGCCAACTATTACGACCGCATTAGCTCATTACAAGAACGCCGCCTCCGACAGCCGTTGCGCAAGGTGCTTGATATTATCTATCGCTCTGAGCTTGGTGAGGGGCTGCCTGACGATTTCACTTTTGAGTTTAATCCGCTCTGGCAAATGTCTGACGTTGACCGTTCAACGGTAGCCGTAAACGTGACAACAGCCATCAGTACCGCTCTGGCAGATGGGCTAATGACCCAAAAGGCCGCAATGACAGACCTGCGCGAGAATTCAGACGTAACGGGTATTGGTGCATCGATCACCGACGAGGATATAGATAATGCGGAAGATGAAGCCCCGCCAAGCCTCGGCGAACTTGACAACAAACCTCCGGAGCAAGCAGGCGGAGATCCGATATCGAACGAGCCTACGACAGATAGCGCGGGCAGTCGGGGATATAGTCAATGGGCGTTACGATGGTTCAAACGATAGCGTCACCGAAATAATGGATGCGCTGGAGCACTACAGCGAAATCATCAGTCCCTGGGCGACGAAGGTTGCTGAGAACTTTACCGCTGATATTGTGCGCCAGAATGAAAAGCAGTGGCGACAGCACAGTTTGAACATCAGCAATGAGTTGCGAGATATGGTGGATAACGCGCCTGTTGGGCAGGTGGTGAAATCCATCGTCGCCGAGCAAATTAAGTACATCAAATCTCTGCCTCTTGAGGCCGCCGATCGGGTGTATGACATTCAGAACAAGGCCATCGAGGCTGTAGTAACTGGTGGCCGCGCTGAGCCATTCGCGAAAGAGATAGCTGCTTCCGGTGACGTGTCACGCTCACGAGCGAACCTTATCGCCCGGACCGAGATTGGACGTGCTACTGGTGCGCTCGATCAGGCGCGTGCGCTATCTATTGGCTCGAATGGTTATATTTGGCGTACAGCCGAAGATGGCGACGTCCGGCATTCTCATCGAGAGATGGAAGGTAAATTTGTCGAATGGGGACGACCTCCAACGCTTGATGGCATGACCGGTCACGCTGGCGAGCTCCCGAACTGCCGCTGTTACAAAGAAATTGTCTTCCCCAACCCTCATTCTTATCTCGCCTGAATCGCAGGTAAAACATGAAATATTTTTTCAATACCCGGCTGGGGGAAACCCGCTATCAGCTGGCTGACGGCTCGCTGCTGTGCAAAGACGTGCCGATAGGTCGAACGGGTAAGCAGCTCTACGGCGCTGCCGATCTGCCAAACCTCAAACCTGACAAGCTTGGTGAGATAGTCGTAACGCGCTCTCCTGAGCAGGTGTTTCATCCGGCCACACTCGCCTCATTCGAAGGGATGAGCATCACGATCCTGCATCCTGAAGATGAAAACGGGAATGTGCGGCTGGTGAATCCCGAAAACTGGAAAGAGCTTGCGGTCGGGCATCTTCAGGACATTCGGCATGGGACTGGTGACCAGTCTGATTTGATGCTGGCTGATCTTATCGTCAAAGACGAAAGCGCGATTCAGCTGATCGAAGATGGTCTGCGCGAAGTGTCGTGCGGCTATGACGCGGAGTATGAGCAGATCGAACCCGGAAAAGCCGAGCAGGTCGATATTACCGGAAACCATGTGGCTCTTGTCCCTAAAGGCAGAGCCGGAAATCGTTGTGCAATTGGAGACAGAGACACAATGGCAAATCAAAAGAAAAACTGGTGGACCCGCATGCGCACGGCCATCAAAACGGGTGACTCGGACACCATGAACGAACTGGTTGAATCTGCCCCTGCGGCGGTAACTGGTGATGAAGGGGATCTGCCTAGCGGCGTTAATCTCAATATTAATCTTGCACCACAGCAACCATTGCCGGACAAAAAGCCGGAGATGGGCGGAGAACCAACCGGCGACGGCGAGGACGATATCAAAACCTTGCTCAAAGCCTTATTGGCTAAGTTAGAGGGAACGGCTACGGGCGATAACGCTGATGATCCTAATAAGGATAATAAACCGACTGGTGATGGCGAAGACAACGAAGAGGAGTCCACCGTCACGGGTGATTCTGCTTATCGCGCTGAAGTTATCATCCCCGGTATAGACCTCACCCGTAAGGTGAAACCCACCGCATTTAAGCGTGAAGTGCTGGCCGCTGCA